CAGGTGATCTGCTCCTGATTACGTGAGTAACCCTGAAGCAGCTGCTTGATCCTCCCCTTGATGTCGCCAAGCGTGGTAGTCATGAGGGATCCTTAGAAGAGTGCACCAGTGATGACGCAGGAAGCTGTACCGCCACCAACGTTAAAGTCTAGACTCATGCCCACATCGCCAGAGTAGCCAGACAATTCAGTGACACTGGAAGAACTGGCAACAATGCCGAGCAGGCCAGTGATGGAGAGGCGAGCGACCACGCTGTTATTGGGCGGGGAGAAGGTGCCAGCAGTAGAGGTGGTAGTCAGGGTTACTCGTGGCGTCGCAGTACCGACGCCACTCTGAGAACCGGAGATCTGAATGTCAAGGGAGAAGTAGCGATTGGCGGGAATGGTCACAATGCCAGTAGCGGTGGCCGTAGCATTACCGGACAGGAACTCTGTGGTATTGACGAGCGTTGGGTTGTTGAGCACTAGATCTCTCCCCATACTATGCTGATGTTCCAGGTCTGACTTGTATTCCCGGCGGCAGTACGAATGACAAAGCCCTCGCCTGGGGCGAGGGTCAATGGACCTGAAGCGGTGGATGCTCCAGCACCAACAGAGTGAACAAACTGGCTGGTGGTCGTATTGATTGGCGGAGGAGAGTTGAAGACATTCGCTCCAGCAGTAACAGTGGGATTACCAGTCCTTACATCAGCAATGGAGGCTGGCATGATGCTTGCGAACTTGGCGATAGCAGCTGCTCCTGCAACAGTACCTCCAGTGGCTACGCCACACTGCTGCCCTTGGAGAGAGTTCCTGGTAGTCGATGCACCGGATGCCACATATGTACTGACGAATGCACCAAGAACAATGATGACCTTACCTGAGCCAACTGGGTTGACCAAGGTCATATAGTTGTTCGCCGCGACTACACCAACCGCATCGGTGACACTGAAGATGTAGGCACCCTTGACTACTGGCGACTGGGCCAGGAAGGTTGCCACAGTACCACTGATGGTAGCTGGCATCGGGTTCTGTAAGTTCTCTACACTGATAATCTCCTGAGCCATTAGGCTCCCATCATGTTGACCGTGACGGTGCCAGCACCAGCAACGCCGGACAGAGAGACGCGCGCATAACGCGCGGCTCGACCAGTACTGAAGATGCCAACATTGGTTGCGGCGACAATGGAGGCAGTAGTTCCGGATGGAACCCAGTTGCCACCATCATAGGAAAGTTCAAGAGTAAGCGTGCCGGTCAGGGTTCCAGTGGGAACGGCGAAGCCTGCCCAGTTGGAACGGGCGGCACCACCATCAATGGATGCACCGGTAGTGTTGGCACTCGCACTGGCGAGAGTGACGCCAGGCAGTACGAAGCCGGACTGAACATCAAGGGCATTGCCGGTGAAGGCGTTCGAGCTGACCGAGACTACTGATGTACCATCAGTGATCTTGACGTTACTGGCGGTGGCAGGAGTGTTGGTGCTGGTGACTGCGATTGGCTGATTGAGTTGGTTGTCTACGAAGACATGCATCTCACCCATTGAGGCTCTCCATTACGTTTGCGGAGTCGAATGCTTTCCCCGTTCGCTGAGAGATTTCGACTGCGTCATTGATCTGCTTCATGCTTGTGCCGGAAGGCTGGATACCCTGATCGGTTGCAGCCCTATAGGCGTGCAGCTCTGCATCCCAATGCTTCTGTGCAGAAGAGAAGATGGTAGGGGCATAGCCTACGCCTTTAGAGCGTAGGCATTCAGCATAGGATGCATGGTTCTTGGTCTTGCAACCAGAGGCACACTTACTAGTCACGCATGCCTTCAGTGCTTGCGAAGCTGTGAGTCTTGTAGATGCCCTCAGCGAAGCTATCGTGATTGGATGGAAGACTCTCGCCTCGAATGGCCTGAGAGAGTCGAAGAGGGATGCTATCAAGCATCCCCTTTTCATCGTTCTCAATGTTGGTAGTCTTACCACCAGGACCGACGATGTAGCAGCAGGGACAATCGCAAGTGGAACTATGGAAACCTGCATAGTTCTTCGATGCGGCAGTCTGGGACGGATCCACGTTACGATCGTAAGCGGTCATTACTTTGCCTTCTTCTTTCCAGCGGCAGCCATCTTGGCCATCTTCGCATTGCCATACTTCTTGCGGCCAGCAGCAGCAGCAATAGCCGCGCCCTTCTCGCCACCACCGGCAGCCTTGGCTACGGCAGCGAAGCGACCACCCTGGCCAAGGGGTGCCTTCTTGTTTGGCTTAGCAGCCATCATCCATCCTAAGGTGCTGGAGTGAAGTTGGCACTGGTGATTCCAATGCCACTGTTAATCAGGTCTGCCTTGGTGGCATCGTTCACGATCCAGTCGTAGCCACCACGGAAGACATTCAGTCCAGTCTCAGGGAACTGATGGTCAGTACTGACTGGAAGGTTGGCCGCTCCAAGCTCATTCGTGTAAGCGTCGTAGCGGGTAGTCGTATAGTTAGGACCCGGAGCTATCTGATGAACAGTGACACCACGAGTCATGCCGTAACGTTCCATAAGTGGAGACCATGCGAATGGATTCTCCTTCGGAACGTCTGGAGTTGTAAAGTGCCAGTTCGCCATATCACTCCATGGATAAAAGGGAGGGCCCCGAAAGGCCCTCCCTTAAGTGTTACGCGTTCGGACGAGGAGTCGCGATAGTCTGAGACATGATCAGAGCCTCAGGACGGTAGAGCGACCAACCCGCCACACCGTACCAGCCAAGAGGCTGGAAGCGGGTCAGCTTGTCAACGACCGGACCGCGAATGGTGTGGAACTCTTCGGCGCAAGCCTCAGCAAGAGCCTGCTGACCAACGGTGTACGTGTTGTACACACGAGTCTGAGTAGCACCAGCACCAGCACCAACCTGAGCATTGATGGCACGAGGAGTCTCAATGAAGACGGAACCCTCGTACTCGCCAATCTCGCCAGCCCAGATGTTCTCAGCTGCCGAGTAGTTGTGCGGGTCACGCCAGGCAGCAGCACCAGTCTCAGACCGAAGGTCATAGGAGACCTGCGGGTGAATGTATGTGGTGTAGAAGCTGCCCTTGTTCGGGTGAACCTTGTTGGTCCGCAGCTGAACGACAGCAGTACGAGCCATGCTCGAGCTGAAGGTGTTGTTCGCGTTGGTACCAGCAGAGGTAATGGCAGTCAGGGCGGTAGGCTGAGTAGGCGTGGTACCGAAACCATAGGTCACGTTACCGGTAGCCGGATCACGACGCAGAGTCTGCGTAGTGGTAGCCAGAACGTTCTGAACAACCAGGTCGACAGAGTCAACGAGGTTCCATGCCACCTGATTGACGAGACCGGCAGTCACGTCGGTGAAGCTGAACAGGTCAAGCTTGTTGGAAACTAGGATCGCGTTACCGTACTCATTGAGAGTAACAGAAACAGTGGTCGGGTTACCGGCCGCGACAGCATCCGGATCGACAAGCTCATTCAGTGGGGTGATCTGCTGAGCAAGGTCAGCATAGATCTCGAACACGACGCTGGAGCCAGGCATAGCCTGCTGAACAGGTCGCTTGTCCGCAACCATGCGGAACATGGGCTGAGCGCGCAGTGCGAACTCAAGAGCCCTGTCATACGCGGTCTGAACCAGGTTCGCCATTGCGGCGGTACCGGTAAACGCGTTTGCCATGTCACATCCTTAAGGGGAGGATGCAGCCCTTCGCTGTTAGATGTTTAGATTCTGGAAGGCTGCAATCAACTGTGCGGGAGTCTGGGCGTCCTTGATGCTGAGAGTTGCGGCATCCATGTTGCCCATTGTTGCGCCACCCTGTCCTGCGTTGTTCATGCGCTCGTACTGTGCCTGAGTGTTGGAATCTAGTACAGGCTGAGCAGGCTCGACAGAAGTGGCTGGAGCAGCGCCGAAAGCGCTGCGGAGGTCATTGACCCATGCGGTTACCTTCTCGGGATCCGCGTCGCCCTGATAGTGCTGTGCTGCGGAGCGGGCAACTCCCTGGGATTCGAAGATGTCTGCGACGGTGGTTCGAGCAATCTGCTTCTCCATTGCGGCAAGCCGGGACTCTAGTTCCTTATTCTTGGCTGCCGTATCTTCGGCAAACTTGCGCAGACCCTTGCCACCATTCTGGCTCTGGTCGCTGTCATCCTCGTTGTAACCCCATGCGTCATTCATGACGACTTCTCCCTCTGATGTGAGTGCAAACGCCAAAGGCCACACCGGGGAGTGTGGCCTCGATACGTTCTACCGGTCTTATGGATACGAGCACATCGGGGCCGGTCGGTCCTGTGCTGGCTGGAAAGACTGGATTCGAACCAGTGACCTGAGGATTAACAATCCCCTGCTCTACCCGCTGAGCTACATTCCATCATGCTAGGTGTAATTCCGTTATACGAGTACTCGTATGGTCGAGCACCAGGAGTCGAACCTGATTTCCTAGCCCGTCTGATAGGAGAGAATCGAACTCCCAACTTCCACGTCCCAAACGTGGCGTCCTGCCATTGGACTTCTATCAGTCATGTGCGTGAGTTTAAAGTGTTCAGCACTGTCACACTTGTGGCGGGAGCTGGATTCGAACCAGCGACTAACAGGTTATGGGCCTGCTGTTCTGACCACTGAACTATCCCGCTAATATGAGGGTTCAAATCCAAAAGGATTCCATCATCTCTCCCCTTTGGGGTGTATTGAGATGAAGCTGTCCCCTCACTTTGATGTTACACGTTTATATCAGTTCGTGCAAGTCCTCCTGCTGCACCGCCAGCCTTACCTTCCTGCCTTGCACGGTTGAATGAAGCAAGACGGTCAAGCTTGGCTTGAGGAGATTCAGCCATGAAGCCTTCCTCTGCCTGATTGCCGGTCGTATTGTTCTCAAGCAATGCACGTTCAAAGTCAATCTGAGTAACGTTCTCGCCGTAGAGATGAGAGAACTGACTATACTGCGGAAGCTGCATAGCTATCTGACCATAAGCCTGAGCAGCCTGGCTAGCTGTCACTCCAGCAGTAGCATAGGCTTCGCTATAAGGCGAAGCCGTTAGTCCACGCTTCAATGCTTCAGCACCAATAGCGGCAGCACTGGCCTGCTTCTGAAGAAGAGGCAATGCCTTGTCCTCATCAAGGAAGTAGGCAGTGATGTTACTGTCATCAAGGCCATACATCTGCTGAAGAGCACGCTTATAGTTTGGATTGGCAAGAGTGGTTGCCTGACTTGCCAAGTCCACTCGACTCTTCAGTTCGGTAGGACTTACATCCTTGCCGATGAAGTCATTGAAGTCGGAAGGCTGATCGTAGAATCCCTGAGGAAGACCAGCCTGCTGCATGGTCTGCCTATAGTTGTCCTCTGTGGCAAGATACTGAGCGGGGGAAAGAACAGGAAGACCCTTCTGCTTCCTTACTTCATTACCAGCGAACCTCTGCTTGTACTCCGGAGAATCCTGAAGAAGGATGGAAACGGTGTCAGCAGAGTAGCCGTTCTGAATGTAGCTATAGATCTTCGGTGCCAGAGACTGAAGGCCGTACGAGGAGAACAGGTTGTTCACGGCTTCGTAGGCGTTCCTCTGGTCTCCAGAAAGATTGTCTCCGAGTGCCATTGCTTTCCTTACGAGTAGAGTCCGAAGTCC